AGCACATACCAAAATTGGTGTGACAAGTATAAATTTAAATACTATGACCGTATAGTGCCCCTTGACTGGCTAGAAGAAAAGGGAAAGAACAAACATAAAGAGTTAATACACTTACCCTATAAAAAAATAATAAGGAGTTAACCCATGACAATAGAAGTAGAAGACTTTGATGTTAACGATATTATAATACGAATGAAGCCTAACTTTACAGACGAGGGTAGATGGAATGGGTTCATAGACATGGATATAATTACAGACAATAAAAAAACTACGGAACCGTCTGACTTTATACAACTTATGCAAGTAGCTTCTCTGATATGTTCTGCTCTACCTGTAATGGAAATAGATGAAGAATTTAGAAATACCCTTTGCGATTATGCAGAAAGTATGTTAAAAGAAGATGAACAAAAGTATAAAGAAAAACAAATAAAAGAATCTGTTGCTAACACCACAGGTAATGTAATTAAAGTAAAATTTTAGATTAGGAGAGCCACATGAGCAATAAACCAAAGTATGACGTAGTAGATAAACCAGAACACTACAACCAAGACCACGACATAGAATGTATTGATGCTATACGTGCTGCTTTAGGTTCAGGGTTCAAGGAATACCTACAGGGTAACATATTAAAATACATATGGAGACACAAGTACAAGAATGGTGTAGAAGATTTAAAAAAAGCATCGTGGTATCTTGATAGATTAATAGAGGCAGAGATAACAGATGGTGATTAAAGTATTATTAACCCTTGACATAGATGAAGATGAGTATAGAATGCCAGCAGACGGCAACATAGAAACGGAAATAAATGAAGCCATACATGAGTTTATATATGACATTGATGGAATGGAAATTAAAACAATCAGATTAGTATCGGAGTAATTAAATGAGCAACAACTATTTACCAACAGACTACCAAGCATTTATTCATACCTCAAGGTATGCTCGTTGGCTTGAGAAAGAAAACAGAAGAGAGACATGGCCTGAAACTGTATGTAGATACATGGATAACGTTGTAAAGCCTATTGTGATAATGAAATCTGAGTTTAAAAAGATAGAAGATATGATACTTAATCTAAGTGTTATGCCAAGTATGAGAGCTATGATGACTGCTGGCCCAGCATTAGATCGTGACAACACAGCAGGATACAACTGTAGTTACTTACCAGTAGATGATCCTAAAGCATTTGATGAGGCTATGTATATACTGTTATGTGGCACGGGTGTAGGCTTCAGTGTTGAGCGTCAGTACATACAAGACTTACCTGAAGTACCAGAGCTATCAGACAGTGATACTACCATAGTAGTTAAGGATAGTAAGGAAGGTTGGGCAAAAGGATTGAGACAGGTGCTTGCTTTATTGTGGGCAGGAGAGATACCTAAGTGGGATGTCAGTCAGATCAGACCATCAGGAGCTAGGTTAAAAACATTTGGTGGTAGAGCATCTGGCCCTGCACCACTGATAGATCTGTTTAACTTTGCTGTAAATACATTTAAGACTGCCGCAGGTAGAAGACTATCCTCACTGGAATGCCATGACTTGATGTGTTACATAGGTCAGATTGTTGTTGTAGGTGGTGTGCGTAGGTCAGCCATGATCTCACTGTCCAATCTATCAGATGGTAGAATGCGACACGCTAAGTCAGGCAATTGGTGGGAGACAGCAGGACATAGAGCACTGGCTAATAACTCTGTCTGTTATACAGAGAAACCAGACTCAGAGACATTCATTCGTGAGTGGTTGTCATTAGTTGAAAGTAAATCAGGTGAGCGTGGTGTCTTTAATAGACAGGCATGTAAGGCGTTAGCTATACGTAACGATAGACGTGATCCAAACCACGAGTTTGGCACGAACCCCTGCTCAGAGATAAGCCTGCGACCATACCAGTTCTGTAATCTGACAGAGGTAGTGGTACGTGCGACTGACACACTGAAGGACATCAAGGACAAGGTAGAGANAGCTACCATACTAGGCACAATACAGTCTAAGTATACTAAGTTTCCCTATCTACGTAAGATATGGCAACGTAATACTGAAGAAGAAAGACTACTGGGTGTAAGTTTAACAGGAGTAATGGACAATCCTATTACGACATCCTTCAATAAGAACCTAGCCAGAGACTTGGAAAGCCTGAGACAACATGCAGTATACGTAAACTCTGTATGGGCTAAGAGGTTAGGCATAGAACAGAGTACTGCAGTCACATGCTGTAAGCCTAGTGGAACTGTCTCACAGTTAGTAGACAGTGCATCAGGTATACATGCAAGACATGCACCATACTACATACGTACTGTACGAGGTGACAACAAAGATCCTTTGACACAGTTTATGAAGAGTCAGGGTGTACCATCCGAAGCATGTGTAATGAAACCTGACACAACTACAGTGTTCAGCTTTCCTATTGCTGCACCACCTAAGTCAGTAACTAGAGATGAGATGACAGCCATACAGCAGTTAGAGATGTGGTTAATCTATCAAAGGCACTGGACAGAACACAAACCTTCTGTTACAATAACCGTCAAGGATAATGAGTGGATGGAGGTAGGTGCATTTGTGTACAGAAACTTTGATGAGATGAGTGGTGTGTCATTTTTACCACACTCTGATCATATATATCAACAAGCACCCTATCAGGATTGCAATAAGAATGATTATAAGATATTAAAGAGTATTATGCCTAAGAAAATTGACTGGTCTAAGTTGTCAGACTTTGAATACGAAGACACAACCAAGTCATCACAGACATTCGCATGCACTGGCGAAGTTTGTGAAATGGTAGACATCAGTGCTTAAAGGAGAGACAGTATGAATATTAATGTAGATGGTAAAGATTATGATATTGATGAGACAGACGAAAAGAACGCTGAGCTTATGGGCATTATTGGAGTTATAAGAACAGGAGAAAATGCACTGCCTTTGTTGCAACATATACAGCAGTGTGTACAGGCAATACACTCAGGTAAGTTAAAAGAATTACATGATGCATTACCTAAAGAAGAAAAAAAACAAAAGAAAACTAAAATAATTAAACCATAAGGAGACAGCCATGAAGAAAAACTTAACCAGAGAAGAGCGAGGTCTTGGAAAGTATGATGCCCCACTGAAGGTTCAATTTCAGCGAGGCTATGAAGACTTTAAACGTGGTCGTGTCGGTAGTCCATTCCATACGGATACCATGCAATACAGGGAGTGGAATAGAGGTTTTAATAAAGCATGGGATGATAACCTAAAGCGAGTAGTTTCTAATGAACAATATAAAACAAGAGGTAGACCAATGGCTAAAGGAGAAGTACAACATGTCTGATTTTAATTCATATCAAAGATCAGCAACTAAAACTGCTGTATATCCACCTGAACATAAGATACTCTATCCTGCACTAGGACTGGCAGGGGAAGCAGGTGAGGTAGCTAACAAAGTTAAGAAGGTTATGCGTGATGGAGTAGAGAACCAAGCAGATAACTGGAAAGAACAGATTGCCAGTGAGATAGGGGATGTGTTGTGGTACTGTGCAGCATTAGCTACTGATCTCAACATGCAACTAGGCATGATAGCAGCTCTTAATGAAAAGAAGTTACATGATAGGATGGACAGAGGAAAGATAAATGGTAGTGGAGACAATAGGTAGAAACACTTAGGGGGCTTAACGCCCCCTTTTGTTTAGTCATATCTTTTTCTAACCAAGTCACCTATAAACTTTAATTTTTGTAAATGTTCTACGTTGTTAGGATCAGGAAGAATACCTTTACCGTTTTCGTCTAAAGTATTTTGTACAAAAAGAAAGTGTGCTTCTGCTTTTTCTTCTCTACTTAATTTTCTATAATTTACCTGCGCTCTTACCAAATCACTAGACTCCGCAAACTTACCATCTTTTACTTGTTGTTTAATTTCTGCTATTTTTTCTTTTATAAAAACCCTACTATTTCTCATAATATAAGATTCTTCTGTTTCTGTTTTTTTAGCTTCTTTATTAGAGTTTCTATAATCTTCTCTAAAGTATTCTTCGTTACGTTTTGCTATATCTACAACGTTTGGAAGCTGCTCTTCTATAAGTCTGTTTTCTAATCTTACTACAGAAGGTACTTTTGAAGAACTATCTATTATCCACTCTTTTAATCCTAATCTTTTAGCATACTCAGCCCAAGGTTCATCCCTTGTATACATATTTAATCCAAAAGCTATTTTACTTATTGGGGATACTCTTTCTTTATCTACAGAAAAAATAAATGGCGAGTCGGGGAGTTGCTCTTCTGCAGCAGGATCTCCGAACCTTCTCCAAGGAGTTTTTACAGCATCCCAAAATGTTTGGGAGGTAGAAAATGTTGGTTCAGGTCTTGCGTCTTTAAATCTAACAGTACGCATACCTAAAACTCTTTGTGCGTCTATTGCTTGAGCAAGGGGAACAGCCCAAGAACCAAGCCAATTACCAAGTGCTTTACCCGTAATTCTAGCCGTATTTTGACCCTTAGATAGGTCTGTACTTCCTCCAATAATTATCTCTTGTACTTCATCTAGTAGCATTGCACCCTGACCTGTTCTGAAGTTAGCACCTAAAAATGTTTTAGATGCTTCCGCATACCACTGTTTCCAGTCTTGTTGTCCGTATGTACCATCTACTATTTTAGCAATTTGTTCGCCAACCCATAGAAACTGTCTCATAGGCCACTGAGCAGAAACATCTACTACAGTATCATCCCCTAAATACATTTCATATAAATTAGCAGGTGAGTCTTCAGCAGACCTATACATGTATGCAGCCCCAGCAATAGAAATTCCTTGAAGGTTTCTTATAGCTCTTTGTCTATCCATTTGTCCGGTTGCCTTATCCGCAAAAACACTTTTACCCCCGTAAGCACCGAACCCCTCTCCGTCTGGATCTTTTAAGTCTTTCATCATTTGTTTTTTGGTAATACCATATTTTTTCTTAAATTCTTCTGGGGAAAGCTTAGTTAAATTTCTAGATATTTTTACATCGCTTACATTTCTAGCTATAAATCTAGTTAATGGTATTGACATACCACCGCCATAGTTGCCCATAAGTTCCATCGTAGCAAACATAAACCTTGGAAAGGGAATTACAACAGTAAGACCATTGTTAACAATAAATCTTGATGCTGATCTAAACACTGCTGTTTCAGGCTCTTTAGCGTAGGTTAAGTCTAGTGCCTTACGAGTGCTTTGCTCCATCATTTCTGCAAAAGATAGTTTACCTTTAGGCTTAAATTCTGATGAGTCTCCCATTAATTTTCTTAAACTATTACCGTCATTTTGCAGGGTATCCATCAAATCAATACCCCACTCTCTTCTAGTAAGTCTTTGCATTTCGCTAAAAAAAGTACCTCTTCTCATTAGCATTTCTTGCCATCTGTTTGGTATATTTAACGCCTGTACAATATCCTCTGTTTCTGACATTACTTTGTCAAAAGCAGTACCTGTTCCTCTACCTGAAGCTTTTTGTATTTCATTTAATGTTTCAAACATTTTATCATACATAATTTTAAACTCTGGTTGCTCTAATAATAATTGAGAAAAGTTTTTTGCAGTTTCCATATCCTTAAACATATATTTAAATAAAGAAAATGAATCAGACCAGTTATCAGCACCCTGTTTTGTTAAGGGGTTAGTAACATCTACTGCTGCCTGAACCCCTGTTTTAAAGTCAGGGGCTTCTGCATACTTTAATAGTGTAGTATCCATAACACTAGCCAGTGCTTCAAATGGCGCACGGATTACGCCAGAAGAAAGGTTTCTTGCAGCAGTAGCTAATTGAGAAACCAAACCACCTCTCCTCGCAGATTCTATTCTAATAATACCACGCCTAATATTCTTTACTCTTTTTTTAACATCGTTTTTTCTTTTTGTTCTAAGTATTGATTCTGGGCTACTTGCCTTTACCATCTGAGAAAGTTTGTTAAGTACCTTACCTGCCTCTGATCCAGAACCAATAGCTGCTAACATATAGTCTTCATAGCTTAAACCATATTTAACCAAGACATCTCCAAGTTCAGAGTCTAATATAGAACCTGTTTTTTCATCTGCTTTTAATGCTATATCAAATATATTATCTAATAAATTTCTTTTAGTTCCATCTTTATTTATTTTAGAAAATTTTTCTGGGCTATTCTCTTTTAAATCTTTTATCACTGCAACTAATCTATTAAATTTTTCAGGTTTTAATATAGGCATCACAAAACCATCGTCTGCTATTGCATTGTCTGAAATATCAAAAAATCCATAATTTGCTTTACTTCCATCTGACTTTAAATCAAATTGTTCTAATTCTTCTGTTATATCAATGCCTGCTTTTTTTACTTTGTCCATATCAACAGTACGTACGCCATTTTCTGTTTTAGACAAAGACCTACCTACCCTTGTTTCCATAGCTTCAAGAAGATCGTCTACAATTTCTACTTCTACTCTAGCAATTTTGTCAGCTTGAGACTGTATTAAAATGTCAGCTTCAGCTTTTCTGTGTCTTACGTTATTTATGTTGTTTCTTTTTGCTGTTTCTAAAAACTCTTTTTGTGCTGCTGCTATTTTATTCTTATTTTTTACCCTGTATTTTACTTTTCTTCTCATTCTCATAAAAGCACTAGATCGGATTAAAAGCTGTGGAAGGCCAAAAGCTCCTGTGGTTTCAGCAAACTCTGCACCTGCACCTATTGCCTCAGAAATTTCATCTGTCATTTTTGATGGCGTATCGCTATTAGGTATAATTTTACTAATTTTGTCAAAGGTAGACGGAGAAAGTTCTTGTAGCTGAATAAGCCCTGCTTCTAAACCATCCTGACTTCCTGCCATACCTAATTGAATACCATTTATTACTTTTTCAAATACTTTTGCAC